CACCGGCTAAGCTACCAACAAAGCCCGCGCCTAAGTCTCTGCTACGATCCTCTGATAACGCTAGGTGATCATCAACTTTATTAGCACATTTCTCCATATAGTCATTAAATCCAAGTATGAATGCTTCTTTATTCATTACTAATACCATTTACCCTCTGGTGGTTTTAGTTCACCGAGTTGTTTTCTTACTACGGTAAGTTTGTTTAGGATGTCCTCGGCCATGCGATCTGAGTCATTTATACTCTTTAGATCGTCATATACTATACTGAGAGCATGTATGTAGTCTTCGCTTCCATTTTGTATTTTCAGAGGAACAACATTATTTGCTGCGCGCATACCAGTTGATATTAGATCCCTATCTACAGCATCGGCGACTTTTAGCATACTAAGTTGTGGAGCCAATCCAGCTCTCATTTTTGCAGAAATTGACATATCAGAAGCTAGTCTCTTCAGCATTGAATACAAAACTTCTTTGGCTTCAGATAGTTTACCAGGCATCGATGCTAATGCGGCAGTAACAAGGGATGCTACTTTTCTACCTTTCATGATATGTTGCTTCATTACTTTATACAATACATCCATTGTACCAGCATATTTATAGTAGTGAATTTCTGTATCCTCATTGGCGTCCCTTAGTTTAGAACTAAGTTTTTGAGCCTGCTTAGTTAGGCTATTGTATTTTTCCTTGTAAGATTTTATTCTGTCAAATTCGTCATCAAAATCAAAGGAAGATACTTTCAATGATGCAAACTTCGATATCGAAGTTATAGCTGCAGGTGGTGCCGATAAATAATCGTTTGATTCTATCTCTGATGCTTGTTTTGTTGAACTAACATTAGAAATTACATCATCAGCTGATGCAACATCAAACTCTTGTGTATTTTCACCGTCACTTTGGTATATTTGGAGCATCGTGGATTGATTGGCCGCGTGGCAAACTCTTTTTATTTGCTCTGGGTTCAAATCATTGTCCGATGCTATTTTAATTATTGTAGATGTTAGCGGGGCTTCTTCTGCGAAAAGCTTAAATGAAGCCTCTCTACCAAATTTTAAGAGATCATCTTTAGAATACGACATAAATTACTCCTTGACTAATAATATGACAAATACTTAACTTTACGCGAGTTTTTATTTATAGGCTGTTTCTTTGCATCTGTATCAATAACGCTTCAACACTATAGAGAAGTGCAAACATAAAATCATCAGGTTCGTCTACAGCGTGATCGAATTGCATTACTCTTGTTTTATCGTTATATTCTTGGTAGATATTTAGGATATCTTCGGCGAATGGTTGTGTTATTTCCCATTTTGGAAAGACTATTTTTTTGTTTTTTATGGCTGTAAATATATCAACCATAGTTTCTGTTCTATTTAGTAAATATCTTCTAGCCTTATTGTCCCATGAGCGCCTTTCCTTTATTCCGTGGTTATTCATGAACTCAACGACTCTGTCTGATTTACCAGGTGTCCAGCATTCGCCAAATCCAGCTGCTAATTCCCTATTGGTCATATGCCCAAATCCCCAGTCAGCGCCTATCATGCCAACTCCATAATGATTGGACCATCTGATTATATCATCAACTTGGTGTCTGGGGTCAGCTTCTCTTGCTAGGTATTTTTTTGCGAATACAGGATAAAATCTATCATTAATAAAGGTGGTGATGCACAAAACTGTATATGCTGCACCTTCTTGACAAGATCCCCAATCAACTCCAGCCCCCATTAGTTTACCTCTTAATGGTGTTGTTAGTCCAGGCTCAAAGCAATCGGTTAAGTTTACCGATCTCCTTAGGCTCGCATCGCAAGCACTCCTCATATCGGCCTCAGTTATTGGTACACTTCCAGAATCGTATGGTAATCCTAGTACTTCATTATAGAATTTTGATCTAGGATAGTTATCATATTTGAACATGATGCTATCTCTGTATTGCTGGGTTCCAGCATCACCAGTCCATGGACACAGACCAGCCATAAGGGCACTTATCCTAAATCCCTGAGTATATACCTCAGGGTTCATGGACACCCATAATCCCTTGGTCCTATCTATGGGTTTTTTACAATCGGGTCTATTGCAACATAGGAATTTTAGGGCTATATTACCTTCTCCTAGTACATTCCAATGGTTGCAGTGTTCACATTTTACTACCCATTCGTTTTGGGACGATTTCTTCCAAAAGTGCTGAATGGTGTTTCTGGTTGTCTTTGGGGTTCCGCTTTTCATGTTTATCTTACGAGCCGACGAAGACATAGATTGAGCTTCCTCAATTACCGGGATATGATCGGATACAATATCCTGAACCTCATCTATATTTATTTGGTTTGTGGATATTCCTCGGATACTGTCTGGCGAATGATAACAGGATGCTAAAAAAATATCGGAACCGTTACGGAAAGATTTGTGAGTAACTTGATCTCTGCATTTAGGTGTGAGGAAGTAGTCGAATACAGGAGAACCATCTATGATTAATGCTAGTTTTTGCTCCGAAAAGAATCTTATTTGCTGTCGCGTTGGAGCAACATACAATACATGAAATGATCCTGCATCCATACCGTGTAATTCTTCACGCGAAAAGTTATTATTGTATACATAATCAATGCCCATTTCTGCTAGAGCAATATTGGCCAAACTGAAGTTTCCGATGGTTAATGATTTACCAACTTGCCTGCTACACATTAATACGATGTAGTTGGCTTGGCAATCATATATATCGTAAAAAAATGGGTAGTCTTTTATTGAAAAAGGTTTCCCCTTCTCTATAAATAAAAACTCCTCAGCAAATTCAGATGGTCTAATGTTTATATCTGGCATTTACATCAACCTTGTTGTTTTTCCAGTTTTTGGATCCCAATTAAGAGCAATAGTCTTTTTTGTTGGCGATAAGCCTTGACGGGAGTACCATTTGTTATTATATTTATCTGCTGATTTTCTCTTACTTCTACCATACAACCCCAATCCAAGACCAGCAATTGCTCCAATAGCTTTTGCTTTTATTGACTTTAATCCATGTATGGATGCAGCGGCAACTCCAGCACCACCACCTATCCACTTTGCACCAGAGTTCTTTCTTTTGGCCACTTCTTTACGCATAGAAAGCCAGTTCTTGGGTGGATCATCGTTCTTTTGTTCAGAAATTTTCTCTAATCCCTTTTTGAATCCCAATTTGAAAGCTAACTCTATGTCATTCATTTAGCCATCCTTTCTTATTAAAGTTTTTTATTTAATAAATTTCATGGCCTTGATCAAGTGCGAAAGTGCCTTGGCAAGCTCCTTATCTACTGGCTTTAGTTTTTTTAGGTAATTCATGAATCCTAAGTTGAAGGCTGATTTCTTTTCTAATGGTATTTTATAGTCGAGCATACCAACACCAAAAAGTCCTCCATGGTTCTTAAGAAATTCTGTTGGATAATCTCCAGGCTTTGCATTGATACCTAATTTTGGTCCGTCATTAGACATAAGCCATATCCTATACTTTAGGTTTGTATGGAGTTTGTCTACCATCGAATCCCACTCAACACCTTCCATCTTTGGCCATATATATCTTCCCTCATCATCAGCCATGAACTCCATATTGGATATTCCCATTTCTTCTGCTGATGCACGCCATGCCTTCTGTACTGCTTTGCCTATTCCTTTGCTTCTGTACTTCTTTTTTAAGTATAGCATGTCTAGATTTAGATCAAATTTATCCCTAAATATTCTCTTTTGTATCGACGAATCAGCCGTACCTGGAACATGCTCATTGAGATCTTCTATCACATTCTCTCCGTCTTTAGATATTAAGCTTATTTTAGAGTTAGGAGAAAAGAATTTGTTGTCTAAAAAATGGTATATTCCTATATGTGGATTATCTTTGAGTAAAGGGTGTATATTTTTAAAATGCTTCTTCAGGACCCTCTTGAAGACTTTACCACGACCTTCATTGGAGTGATCCTTTAATATGTTCGATTCACTATTCATTTAGTTCTTTTTTTGTCTTGTTTCACTTGGAAATCATATACAATCTTCATGGCTTTTCTGTAAGCACTCTCGTTGGCTTTGTCTTTTTTTGAGCCGTAATATCCTGGGGGCTTTGGATCCGTAACACCTTCTCGCAGTTTCATGGCTGCTCGGTATGCTTCTTCTGCAGTTTTGAACTTTTTTTGATTTTTAGATTTTGCATCAAAATGTTTCCTATCTTCATTGTATTGCACGGCAGCATCATATTCACGATCCGCACCTCCATATTCAAAATCCGCTCCATAATTCCTCAGACCATTTTCGAATCCCAATTTAAACATCATTTCGTTGTCGGTCATTCATTCCTCATCTCAATATTGATGGTAGTATATCTATACCAAATTTAACAATAGGGCCTATTATTTTCTTTGCAGTGTTGGCTATTTCTTTTACATACGATACCACCTTTTCTTTGCGTTCTTTTTTCTTGTAATCCCTTATGTCCTCGGAAGTAGCACGCATTGCCTTCAGGAATTGACTATTGAGAGCAGTTTTCTTTTTGGATAGCATATCTAAGTATTCATCTGAACTAAAGTCAGCCTTCCATCCTAATGCACCCTGAAAGAACGACTTGGGCACTGTTGATTGATATTTTTGTACCTTTACTATTCTCTCGTTCTCTGGTAAATGAGAATGTGATTGGAACCTTATGGCCCTACCCTGTACTTGGTTTAGCTTTTCTTCGTTCCAATGAGGTTCAAGTATTTGTATTAGCTTAGTTCCCTTGAGATCTATACCTTCCGCTCCAGCTCCAGATATCAGTAACAATTTTGTTTTACCGGAATTGTATTCATCAATGGCTTCTTTTTTTAGTTTATCATTCATTGATCCAGTAAATTTAGTATATTTTATTTTTAGTTTATCGAGGCTTGCCATCATTGGAGATAAACCATTCTCTATGAAGTTAGAATAAACAACACCTTTGAAATTCTTGTCAGAATCCATTTGTTTCTTTATTTCGTTAGTAGCGTATACTATCTTGGTTGCATCTTCTGGTTTAGCTGTCTCGCTGAAACTTTGTGGATTGTTGGAAACCATTCTAGGCCCCACCATAAATGACATCATTTCACCCATTTCGCTTTTACTGGGTGGTATTCCATGAGTCATCTTGTATGCTAATTTTGGATATTTGCCTACCATAAAACTATATGTTGCTAATTGATTTTGAGACATTGGTACTTTGACTACTTCTTTTTCTACATCTGGGAAGTATTTTTTGTCAAAGCTATTGTGATAGTCTGTTACCTTGGTTGTTTTTTCTGCAAAATCAGATAGATTAACTGCAACGTCTACACTCGATGGCTTTATTCCCTTTACCCATCTAGCATATATTCCTGGATCTATTTTCTTTTTACCTATGTACCTTTTCTTGAATGATACTGAATCTTTTGGAAAGTCCTCTATATCAAAAGCCCTCATTAAGGGAACTATTTCTTCGGGTCTATTTCTTAATGGTGTTCCAGTTAGCATTACTACTTTTTTAGCTGGGATCTTCCTGGCTAGTCTACTCCTCATAGACTCTGATCTGCCCATTCTATGAGCTTCGTCATATATGACTAATGATTTGGCAGCATACCTAAGAAAGTCTAAATCATCAACTAGCTTGGTGGCTTTTTCATATGACATAACCTTATGCTCGCCTTTGAATCCTGCCTTCACTATTTCTTTCTCGAAATTCGATCTCAAGGCAGCTGGGACTATAGCCAATAACGGTAAACCCAATTCCTTAGCAGTGTTTATTGCGCTGAACGTTTTTCCAGAACCAAGACTATGATACAGTAATAGACCTTTTGATTTTTCGTCTTTAATTTTTTCCAATACACGCTCTTGATGCGGGAGGGCTTTCATCTTTGATATCTTATCCATAAACCCTAAAGTAAAAGCTAACTTATTCATTTCATTACCCGTCTATACGATAGTATTTTTTGTATTGCGTCTAATCTTTCTTGTTTTTCATCTTTGGCTATATTGCCTGTGTGACTAGCATACCCAAGGCCGCCGACAGTACTTGCTATACCGAGTCCTGTTAATAGTTTACTCTTAGCCATTATCCCTGCGATGGTAGTAGGGACACCCAATAACCCTACGCCAAGGCCCTTGTTTATCCTGTTTGGAAAATAGTTCTTCTGTCTTTCCTTTATGTTTTCAATTCTATCTGTGAGGTGCGATATTGGTGAATCCCTATACTTTTCTGATGATATAATGTCATCAATTATGGTGCGCCTTCTTTTGGAGAGTTCCTTCAATAGACTAGATGTGTCCATTACTGCGTTAACTAGTCTTTGTCTTTTTATAGCCTTGAGTTTATCGACTTTCCTTTGCCTCTGAGATTCCTTGTAATCAGATACACCACTAGTAATTGCGGAACCAACGTTTAGGGCATCAGAATAATCTTCATTATCAGTAAATTCAGACATACCAGACATGACAGCTGCCGCTAAGTTTGCAGAATCAGTAAACGATTCTTCTTCCTTTATTTCGCTAAGACGCTTATTTATCTCATCAAATTCACCGGACCTATTAATTCCAGTCCTAATTGCCGATCTAGCCTGCCTTAACTCGAATAGTTCGTCTTCGACTGCGTCCAGTTCACCAGCTAATGATCCCGATGATTCCTTTGGATAATTAGTTATGTCATCAAATTCACCAGACATAACGGCAGATGATAGGTCTGTAACTCCCGCAAGCGATCCCTCTTTTTTCATTTCCTTTATAAATCCCAATTTGAAAGCTAATTCCATGTCAGTCATTTACTTATCCTTGTTTATTAGTTCATTGAATGATATTGGTTTCTTGGCATCTTTCATTACGTTGAATTTGAATTTCTTGAATATATCCAAGCCCTCAGTATTGTCTTCCGATTCTTTCTTCTCTAGACAATCCATAGCCTTAAAGAATATATCAGACCAAATTTTAGCAGCCATATGGTTTATTTTGTCTTCGTTGTTTACGCTTTCCTTGAAATTGAAAAAAGCATCTTCCATCATTTGCTTTATAGCATCTTTTCTATCTATAGATACTGGAGCGTTCATTCTCCATTTGACATAATCGTCCTTGTCCTTATAGGCCATGAACTTATAGTCTTTTTCTTCTTCCGGGAGGGATGCAAAATATTCATACAGTGTATCAGGCTGTATCGTATCTATATCATAAAACCAATACTCGTACTCTTCTATATCCTTAATTGTTAAGCGCACCCTATATTTGTCGTTAACCAGTAAGCATATTTCACTTATATCCATATTAGTGGTGAGATAAACTTCAACTGCTCTACGCAACATGATGTTTTCAAATATAAGCTTTACATTCTTAACATCAAAGGGTGCCCTAGTTATTCCTATTTTATCAGATAATTCCTTGAGGGCTTTATCTATATACATCCTTATAGTTATACCTTTACTGGATTTCTTAGACGCACCAGCAAGGGGATTGCTTTCCAGGAATTCCAGTTCTTCTGGAGTTCCCAGGGAGTTATATTTGGACTCAAACTTCCGCATGTAGACTCCGTTAACACTACCAATCTTATAGGAAGATAGGTATTCAGAAATATCGGAATACTTATTCCTTGCTAGTGTCAAATATTCTAGGAATCTTTCAAATGGAAATTTTACCATAACTTTATTTCATTTTTTCATTTTCGCTGGTTACGTTCTTAAGGGTGTCTTTCACGGCAAACATGGATTTCAATTCACGAACGACTCCATCAATTACATCCATAGCATTCTTCACAGCTTGACCATCTATGTCCGGCAACCCAAGGCGTGTAGCAAGAAGCAAAGCTGCTAAGTGCGATATACATTCCTCGAATTGTGGAACATAGTCACCGAATACCTTGATGTTTTGAGGTGTTATGAAATTAAGTGATAGGACTGAGTCTACAGTTGCCTCGTCTGGCATGGCCGCTGCAAGTTTTACAGTATTAAATTTCAGTCTACCGTTGTTTGTATCTGCTTTTCTGGCTACGGTTTGTATCGGGTGGTTGAACCCGGATGCCTTAACGATACCATCAGCTTCGGATCTTCGAAGTATCAACTTAGCTTCGTCAACAGTCGAACCAAGCTTCACTAGGGCCGATAGAGCTGCAAATTTATCAACGCCATGTTCGGTGTCTAGACTATCTGGTTTAGTCTCTACCATTCCTGATATAGCGTATGAATTACCAGTCCACTTAATCGTAAGATTGTTCCCATTAGATATTGACAGATTAGCTACTTTATCCATGTCTTCATAATTGAATGAAGCGCTAGCCTTGTTGCCTAATGGTATAAACCTCATGCATGATGGGACATAATATTTGCCAGCTTCTTTTACTATGGTCTTGAGTAATGGAGTACAGACTATCTGGATCTCTTTGCCGTAGATAGTTTCACCCTCCATTTGGATGCCCTCTGCTGTTTTGGTTATGACTGACTTCAATTTTACAGGGATTGTTGCAATAGAATGTTTCAGGTCTTGACCGAAGATAAATGTACCGTAGTCACCAGTTATTCCGGCTTCTTTAGTGTATCTGGATGATGGAGTACTTGATTCTTTACCGGCAATCTTCTCTTGAAATGCGAATACATTACCATTTGTAAAGATCTTTTCGCTTACTGGGTCAAGATCGAAATCAACAACATTTATAAAAGCAATACCATCTTTATTTGATCCAGCTAGTTTTGCAATATATGTACCATCAGATTCGATTTCAGCAAAGCCTGATTTTAGGTCCCCAGAGATAAAGACATTACTTTTATTTCTTGAGTCTTCGATTATATGGTAACCATTGATTGATGCTTCCTTCAGAACACTGTCGCCAAATAGCTCCCTTATTTTCCTGGAGTCAACAGTAATCGATTCTGGTGCATAAAGATAATCAGATGTAGTAGTTACCTTATATTTACCAGCAACCTTTTCTATCTCAATTATTGAGGCTGGTAATTCACTATTGATAGCACTCTTGTCGTCAGTACTCTTTGATGACTCGGCTGCAAGTTTTCTTACTGCTGAAAATGTACCGTTAGAAACGAACCCTGCGGCTATCTTTTCGTTAGAATCTATTTCATCCAGAACCTTTTCCAGGTCATATCTTGACGCAGTAGGAAGTACCTGGTCCAATAATGATGCAATTATCTCTCTACCTGAATCTGGTGGCCTGGTATAATTACCAAGTGAAGTATCTTCCTTTTTTACTTCCTCACCTGGCTTGGCAACTCTATCAAAAATCTGATGATTGAACAATATTTCGTCCAAGCGCTCTTCATTGAGAGGAAGCCACTTGCCGTTATGATTAAATATGTCCATTGGAGCCAAAACTGGCTTTCCATTTTTGCTTGATATGATAACAGGAACGGTTAAGGCGTTGTTTATGACCAAAGTACCATAGGCGAATCCAGCCTGCTCATCTTTCTTTTGGAACTGAAGTGTAGTATCAAATTTACCTATGAATGGCATCTTGTTATATATATGTTTGGTTATTTCATGTTCCCAATTCTTTGGGTCGCCAAGAATAAGCTCACTACCGGTTTTTTCGAAACTAACAGGTGTGACAAAAAAATCATCTTCCTGAATTAAATCCTCTAATGTCATTTTAACTCCTACGCCTTAACAATCAAGTTGTTGTTTATTGTAACCCTTTTTTTACTGTCTATTGAAAGAACTGTCGAACCATCTATAAGCAGCTTCACGAGGCCAGCTGCCTTACCTATTTGTAGTGTTATCTCTCCTGAAGTAGAATCAGGAACAGATTGTATCTTTAATTCAAAGTTGCCTGACTTATTGTCTCTATCGTTATCTATTTTTAGGTGGCTGTTGCCTACGAAGAATTCTAGATTATCACAAAAAGCCAAAATCATGTTTATGTCTCCGGGAAGAAAGTACATTTGACATATGTCAGATGCTTGAAGCTGTAATACCCCTGATGCCTCAACTTTCATTAGGTTGTTCTTTGGTCCAACCATGCCGAAGTCGCCCATTGACCACAATGGCCTATTGCTTCTAAATCCTACTTCATCCCCATCGTCTTCGTCATTCGATCCCTTGCCCTGGCTGAGTGCTGCTATAAATCCAAGTATTACATAATCACCATTTTCAAGTTCAGTGACTACACACAATGAATCCTTGGCAGGTACATGAACAAAGCCACTACCTGTTTTTGTGTCAAAATATGATGATACACATTGTATATTTTTTGGCTCAGAGTTAAACAGAGCCACATCTACTGTATAATTATTAGGGTCAACATCAACTACTCTGCCAATTTGCAGGGCATTACGAGGCGGTCCTTGGGTTCTTGTTGTTATATCCATAGACCAATTTTAGTATAATTAATGTAAGAATCGCAAGCTTAATAGTTCTGTATGCTAAAAAGGGGCATAAGGCCCCTGCACTATTTTGTCCTATTGGTCATGCTGCTGTACATGCTGTATATCTCGCCTAGTGCGACTGACATTACAACTAAATCATCAGCATACCCAATTATAGGTATTGAATCTGGTATCAAGTCAAATGGCTGAATAAAATATATTAGTGCTGCTATGGCCAAAAATCTAACTTTTCCAGATCCGTCCTTGAGGTATCTGTACAGTTCCATGACTTTGGCCCTTATCTTGCTATCACTTATTGCTTCGATTTTTTCTGTTGCCTCTGATAGGGTTTCCTTTACTCCCTCATCATCAAGGCGGGTTTTGTAAAATTCCGAGTCCCTTATACTCACCATACTCCTTTTTATTGTTATTATTATTTACCATTGAACTCGTCTACCAGCTCCTCTCAGAAATTCCTCATTAAGAATTCAATTTCTCTTGATTTCGGTTCATCATCTTTGTCCTGGTTTTCCAGGTTACCACTCAACCCGTTAAAAAATAATGGTCCGTCCTTGTCCATTACCATACGATTGTCCACGATTGATGCATTACCAAAGATCATTTTCATTTGAATTCCCTTCCCTAATGTTATCACTATTTTCTTATACCAGGCTTTTGGGCATAATTTTGTGGTTGCCGCCACTATATAAATAGCAATATACTTATGATGAACAAAACACAAATTTTTAATGGTTCTGGAGATAAAATGTATAAAATTAGTTCACAAGTTATTGATTACTACGATGATGAGCGCATGGTTCTTGAATTTGCTGACGACATGCCTGACTATGTGAAAACTTCCAGTTTGGTAGATTATGATGAAATGGATAGCATCCTAGACGATGATTATGCTGTCATCATGATAACCAAGACAGGAAGCAAGATAAAGAGATACCCTGTTTTTGATAAGCCTCACACATGGTTATCGTGCCAAGCATTTCTCAAGACAGCTGGAAAATTACCGGCAAGTGCTATTGAAGTGGCAGCGACTAGTCTCTTTTCTAGTTGTTTGTACCATAATATAGAATGTCCAGATATGATTTCAAAGATGGCTTCAGATATTAGCTCAAACACTGTATACGTAGATGAAGGGAAAGATAACCCATTCGAATATCATCTCAATGTTGAACTAATGAAGAAACAGGCCAGTAATATAAGCGACGATGAATATGGTGTCGTAGTTGGCGACAAAAGAATGTACCCACTTAACAACAAAACCAATGTCGAGTTGGCTATAGGTTATTTCGAAAAAAACAGTAAGGTATTAATCCCTGATATAAAACATCAGTTTGCAACCAATATATGTAAGTCTGCTAGTAGGTTCGATATTGATGTGCCAAATTCAATCTCTATATATACTAATGAAGAAAAAGGAAACAGGATTGGTTTAAATATAAAACGCAGACGGATTTTTGCAAAGACAGCAGAACACCGTGAATTCCTGGATACTCTTCAATCTAAGTTTATGGACATGGGGAAAGATGAGATTATAGACTATTTATCTGAATTTGATAAAATAGCTGAACTATCAAGGCATTGGGGATTAGAATTGAATGATCCATATGTTAGTGTTCTAGAAAAGTCAGCTGAAAATTTTTTTGAGGATGGAGATAATCTTGGGAGCATTAAATCACCAGCAGGAAAAGGATCAAACGTAAAGAGTAAGGATATAACAGCCTACGCCAATGGTAGTGCTAGTGTTGAACTATTAAGTAGACTTCCAGACGATATCGTTAACGGATTCTTAACTGAACCGCTCGATACGTATAAGGATATGCCTGACATTCAAAAGAAAGTAATCATAGACGGTGTACTAGGAAAACTATAAGGACTGGTTGAAATGAGACTAAATAAATCAGGCTTCATGCTAGGGTTCACTAGTGGAATAGGCAAGATAGCATCCATAGATAAGTTAGCCATCAAAAAAAGAATACTCGAATTCCTAGGTAAAACCGTAGGCGGATATGCTAAGAAAAATTTACTTCCAGTACTCGGTGAAGCCGCAGGATGGACACTGGGATCAAATATATTCAAAAATTTATCTGATGGTGATGAGATTTCTCCAAGTAAGTTAAGTGATGATTTCATGAATAACGTAGCTATGTTCGGTGGATTTAAGTTGCTTGGTAGTGGACTCAGCGCTAGCGCTGGTGGAATCAGTAAGGGTCTTGGCGCGGTTGCCAAAAGACTTGGATATGTTGCTGGTAAAGTTCCATCAGCTGCAGCCCAAGCATCCAAGGCGGCAGTGAAGATGAGGGCATCAGCTAGGAAAATGTTATCATCTCCAATGGGACGCGAGATTGCCAAACAAAAAATTAAAATGAGAAAATTATGGAATAAAGAAGGATGGACTGCCATAGGTGCTGGTGTTGGTGCTTACGCTGGATATGATCCAGATAACCCAATTTCTAGTACTATTTCAGGTGGAGTAAAAGGCGGACTGTACGGTAAGATACTCGGTGGTGCTGCAGGTAAGCGGTCAGTAAAGCCATTAGCAGAATCGTACGGAGCAAAGCCAATGAAGCTTCCAGATAAAAGTTGGCTTGGTGAAATAACTAGCCAAATAAAACCAAACATAAAGGGCGGAATCGCCATGGGTGCCTTGGGTGATGCCCTTCAGAAGAAACAAAAAAGACAACAGGACAAGCAAATAAAGCAATATTATGAACAACTAAGAAAATCACAACAACAACAACAATCATACGGGATGAAACGTTAATGACTCCAAAATTAATATTAGATTTCTTCAAGAGGAATCCAGAGTGGATTGAATGGGAGCCTGAGACTATTTGGGCAGAATTCAATAGAGAATTACCGTCTACCGGTGAAAGTCATGAGATAAGGCGTGAGCAAAAGGATATGATTTTAGCTGTAAAGCTATGTCTATCTAATGATATGCCATGGGATCAATGGAACGTATTCGATAAAGTTGCGATATCTTTCAATGATAAGATAGCCATATTTGATATAATGCAGGCCCCATCCTTAGGCGAGATATCATTTGCTGTAGAAATGATGAAGGATATACGCGCCAGTGAATTCTCTGAAGAAATAAGATCATATGTAGCCGCAGTAGCAAAGGATGAAGGTTTTTTGGTTATGCCAGACAATCTTCAATTTTGCCAAGAGAGACTTAATTATCTAAACAGGAAATTCGTTAGAGAGACAGCCGAAGTTAAGTTAGCGTGGATGTTAGCAAAGATAACTGGTAATATTAAGTCTGGCTCTGATGATGATATGGTTACAGTCCAGTGTACCAAATTAATGGCGGTGGATAAATATGTCAAATCTAAAAAAGATTAAAAGTAAGTTCCTGAAAAAGGCGAGTATATCTTCTGGATTTAGGTCTGCAGTTGGAGCCGCTACTGCGGGCTATAGTGGGTTTATGTTGACCACAGATATGGCCGAAGAATTAGCTAAGTACATGGAAAAGGATAATAGATACTTGGCCATACACGCAATAAGGGACGGGATAATATTGGGTTCCTTTGGCTATGATTTTGGGTCTATGTCCGAAAAAGAACTAGAAGAAATGATAGCCGAAAAATTTAACAAAACATTAGATGAGATAGGTTCTATATACAAGAAGCTATATAAACAAATACAGGAATCTAATTCTAGGGTAATTTCTGTATCCTCAAGAGCTGGAGAAATTATAGGAAGGGCTAAAAATAGGCTTTCTGATTTGATCCACGGAGGATTATTCGGAAACAGGTATAAATAATGTCAACTCAGAGTGTAGATCTGTACGGTGAGTACAATAAGAATATATATGCGAGTCCATTTTTTGATTTGAGTGGATTCTATATGCCAACATCGTTCAAAAAGTTCTTTGAATGGTCAAGACACTTTTTCTTAACCAACAACTTAATTGGTCCGGTTGTAAATCAACTATCTAGATATCCCATAACAGACCTAATCTACAACACAGAAAACGAAGATGTAAGAAAATGCTATAAGGCAATATATGAGGAAATTCTAAGTATACAAGCTACAATGGTAGAGATAGGCCTGGATTATCATACATACGGGAACGCATTCGCATCGCTCAACCTCCCCTTTAAACGATCTTTAATTTGTCCGAAGTGCAAAGTTAGGTTCGACATAAAGAGCGTGGAGTATAAATTTAGGCTAGATAGAGTATCCTTTGAGGGTGTATGCAGTGCATGTAAAAAAATGGTTAAGTATATACCTAAAGATGACATAGTTAAGATGCCAAAGCAAATGAGGATAGTGAGATATTATCCCGGAAATATTTCTATAAAGTATAATTCACTAACAGGCGAAACTCAATACCAATTCAGGATTCCCCATAAAGATAAAAAACAAATAAGAAGTGGAGATAGGTTCTTCATAGAAAATACACCACTTCAATATCTACATGCTGTGTCTAAGAATGCTATGGTTATATTTAGGAATGATAGAATATTCCATTTCAAAAGGAGTAACATAGCTGGAGCAGACATGGAGTGGGGAATACCGATAACTCTACCGGCCCTAAAGAAAGCTTTCTACCTACAAATATTACAGAAGGCTCAAGAGGCTATAGCTATACAGCACATAGTTCCCCTTACAATACTTTACCCAGAAGCCAATGCTGGACAGAGCCCATACGAGATGCTTAATTTAAGTAGATGGAAAGTTGAAATAGAGAGAAGCATACGGGCCTGGAAGAAAGATCCAAATCATATAGGAATAATGCCATTCCCTGTAGGCATTAAGCCCTTATTTTCAGAGGGCAGGCGACTGTTGGTTACGCCTGAGGTCAAAGAGGCTTCGATGCAAGTTGTAGCTGCAATGGGTGTTCCTCAGGAATTTTTATTTGGTGGATTGTCGTGGAGCGCATCCAGCATTAATCTAAGAATGTTAGAGAACCAGTTTATTAACTACAGAACGTTAATGGACAAGTTTTTGACATTCACTAGGAATCAAATAACTAGATTTCTTGGTATACCTGAAATAAGAATTGGATTAAAAGAATTCAAGATGATTGATGATGTACAGCAAAAGCAATTGATAGTGCAACTCAATCAAGCCAATAAGCTATCCGATGAAACGCTTCTCGATTACATCGGCAAAGACGCGAAAGAAGAAGCTGATGAGATGTTTGCTGAATGGGAGAAGAAATTCAAGAAACAAAGACTCCAGTTACTTGAGCAAGAAAAACTCAACGGAGAGATACTAGTGTTGCAGCAGGAAAACCAAATGAAGGCACAGCAAGCATCTGAAAAAATGATGCAGCAGCAACAAGGCGAACAGGGTAATCCACAAATAGATTTGATAGGTCATTATGCTAATGAATTATCACAGCAGAACCCACAAATGCAACAGCAGATAATGCAACAAATGCAACAACAACAACCAGAAATGGCAGAACAGATATTAGCCAGGCAACAGGCCGGTATGGATCAAGCAACCAGTGCAGATACTAATGCACAAAAACCAGCAGCTAAAAAATCAAAACAATTGCCAGAACAACGATCACCTCGCGGCAACAATAGATCAGTGTAGGGAGTAAACGATGGGCAATAAGCCAATATTGAAAGATTATAAAAGCAGGATAAAGATTTTTTGCTTAAATGATATAGATGATGCAGAAGAATTTTCAAACATATGTGAGGATCCAGCATGTGAATGGGTTAAATTATCTGACAACTGGGATCAGGCTGGTTTTTATAGAGTAGTCATCAAAGTAATGACAGAAGAAAAACTACAAAAAGAAGATATAGTGATAGAGGAAGAACGTGTCGATTAATCTTACGGCTTCGGAACTGGTTCTTGTTGATGGTCTTATAGATGATACAACTGGAACAATTACTGATGAGATAGTTGATCTTGAAAATGCCATTATAGCAATCACAGAAGATCAAGCAGAGTCTCTGACATATTCTAACATCTACTTTAAGTTTTATGATTATTGGACTTCATTGACTAGTGATAGTGAAACTGAAAAGAAATGGATGATGGGGGATTATGTTGGTGCACCAGTAACTAAGGCGCAAATAGACTTGACAGCTGACGGCGAGAATAATCAGTTGTACCCAATAACTACATCGTCATGGGGTCACTTGTATCCAAAAAGAGTTAATGCATTGTATGGGACTAGTTCTACAGGATACGGTGATGTGGGCGGGATACCATATGTATACGGTCCATATGAATATGGTCAGATATTAACAGAAGAAGCTAATCAAATTGGGGCTTCACCAGTTCCAGAGGCTAGAGCGGCTGCACAAGGAGCCCAAAGAACGGCCCTTCAATCATACGTAATTCCGTCGATAACTAGCCTAATATCAGGGCTCCGGGAAGAGTCGTCTAGATATGATTTTTTGGACGCAATAATAGTACAGTGTCAGACGGCCTTAACTAGGGCAAATACTGCTCTTTCTAATGTCATAACAGAGTTAGCCGGATACCCCGCGATATCATCAGGTAGAGCGTCCTACTTATCCTCAAGGAAGTCTCAGATACTATCTAGAAGATCTCAGATAGCATCCAGTATGTTAGTGGTTTATTCTAGGAGATATTATTTTATAGATTACCTAGTTAACCAACAGTATGGCGTGTATGGAGATTATATTGGTGCTGAGGATAATATATACTACACCACAAATAATAAACTATCTCTTGAAAACCAAAAAGCAGAACTACTGTTATATGTAGGTGGATAATGAGACCAACAGCCAAGATAAATACTAAATGCCTTGGGTGGTATTATTACGATGATAGTTGGCACAGGGTTAAGGGCAGAGTCATAGGAGCATCTAAAAATGTTTTAGTTCGTGGTGGAGGGATTGCCTATATGAATAGCAAGGTAATAATATATACTTCCCGTGGCAATCGTACAGCTTATATACTAAAGGGTGCCAAGATGGCCTTATGCCGAAAAGGTAAAATAGCATTGACTGGCGCAAAGGTTGGCAGGCTACCTAAGTTTAAGCTTGGTAGGCTATCTAGCGGATACTGCAAAAAGGTATTAGCTAAATGAGGGGCGCAGGCCCCACTTGATAATTTAACCCATCCCTACTTGCAATAAATACTCGAAGTCCCATCTCCGAACATCCTTACCAACTCATCAAGATCCATTTCTCTTTCTTCTGGGCACGGATAATAGAAATTCATACTACCCTCCTCTATAATGTTGGCATACCGCGCAATTGCAGTATTCGCCGTGTTGGTATCTTCTGTTTAAGTATTTAGGTTTGATGGCTTCCAGCATCCCCTTGAAGGCATCTGGATCTGGTTTTATTGATGCTGGAGTAACTCTCCTTATGGATGCTGCTATTAGCATTATAACCATAAGGGCATAGATTAAGTACGTGTACATATATCCTCCCTAGTTATTCTCTTATACCAAATTTTTGTAACGAATACCACCATCTTTTTGTTACAATGTAAATATGGTAAAATATTCCGTGTTAATGCACGAAGAAAAAATAGGTACTAAAAAAATAATATCGAAGTTAAAGTTAAAGGAATGCTGTAGGGAACTTGAGAAAACAGCATCCCTTAGTAGTGAACACACTTGTTCATGCGGCAACCAGTGCTTCATCGTTTCAGATGAAGACACCGTTACCGATTAGGGCTTCACTACTTTCTTGATTACTTCTTTGGCAATCTTTGTTGCCTTTGGAAGTATCTCCTTGGTGATTATTTCAACCAATCCAGGTCTAGAAGATCCCGCTTTAAAAATCTTGGCGGCTTCTTTTGCACACATACATACCTCCCATCTATTACCTTCTTATACCATATTTACAGGATAAATTTATAGCTAAAAGAAGCACCCTGGTTTCAGAGTACTTCTGCATATCCAAACACTTTATCCGTATCGCTGCATCGCGTGTTGGTATCAACACCCTAGTCTTACGCATAACGGCATTGTGTTTAGATATGGCTAACGTATCTTTTCTTGACTTCCTTTATAGCCAAGACCCTACGTTGGATAATATCGGATTTAATATCAGAGACGTCAGGGTTGGCCTTCACGGATCTGTAGGCTAATGCAGCCTCCATTATGTAGCAAGTCTTTTTGTTTACATAATCGAGATCAGATCCAGGCATACGACCCATTTCATCGGACTCACCAATGATGCACCATGCCACCACATCGTCGGAGTAGCTGGATACCTTTAGTGCGTCGAATATCTTCCTGATCTTGCCCGGAGTAAGATCAAAAACCTTATGGAAGTGCATGTGCCACTTGGCCATAAGTTTGGACAGGCTTCTCCATCTTTTTTCTGCCTTCATCTTGTTGCACATTTGAGTTATGTGCTCATCGCCATACGCTTCATGCTTATGGTGGGCAGGGAGGGACTTGGCGGGGGAATTTATCTTACCAACATCATGAAGCAGGGCCGCGAATAATGTTGGGACATCATCCGTTCGCTTTCTTACTTCCTCCAATACCATCATGGTGTGGTTATAGACATCGCCCTCTCCATGGTGGCCTTTTGGTTGGGGAATTCCTATCATTTTATAGATAGGCGAAAACCAGTATTCCAATGCCCCAAAATCACGGAGAGCATTAAAGTAGAGACTAGGATATTTACACGATAGGGCCTTCTTGGTTTCTTCCCTGACCCTATCAGCAGAGACCTTCTTATGTAGACCTGATGATACCATCTTTCTACATAGAGCTACGGTATCGGGTATTATCTTGAAGGAAAGTTGAGCTGCAAATCTAGCCGCCCTGAATATGCGAAGGGGATCTTCCATGAATGCATTGTCATCCAGATGCCGAATTTCTTTGGCTTGTATGTCGCTGTAGCCGTCAAACGGATCGAATAGCCCCTCATTGGAATACATGGCTATTGCGTTAATTGTAAAATCACGTCGAAAGAGATCTTCCTCGATAGTTATGTTGGTGGTATCGAAGCTGAAATCTTCTGTCGTCACCCCGGTAGAGGTTTCCTTTCTCGGTAAGGCATAGTCTTCTCGCATGGGATCCAGAGAATGAAAGAAGACTGGGGTAGATATACTTTTACCAACTCTCTCGAATCCGAGGCCGAGCATGCAGGCTTCGGTTTTGTTGGTGACGAGCCAGTCATTGTCTTTCGGCTTTACATCCATAATGAAGTCTCTGACTGCTCCACCAACAAGTAACTTATCGAGGGAGTTTTTTATTTCATTCCAAGTGGACATTGACGCCTCTCTATTAAATGATTGATACTATGTTCTTATACCATTATTGGGATGTTTATTTTATATGTTAAAAGAGGGGAAAGCCCCTCGACCCTTTCGGTTAGGCAGCCGCCAAGGCTGCTTTTTTCTTGTTCTTTCCTTTTTCCTTGCGGGCTGCTTTCGCAGCCCGCCTGGACTCGCGTCCCTTGGCTACTTTAGCCAAGAAGACCGGGGAGGGAGAGGGAATGGGAATGGGAATGGGAGAGGGAATGGGGTCGACCTCTTCGGAGTTTCGGGGGGTGGGGGGAGGCCTTTCGGCCTCCCCTGCACCCCCTACTCGGGGTCCTCAATGGTCGGGCTTGATGGTGGAGAATTCCACCATCCGCTGATCCTGGCGCTAGTGAGGATGGCGCACACGATGGCGCCATCTATGAGGCGGGCGCCAGCGGTTACGCTGGCTCCCACGACAAAGGTCCCGGCGGCCAAATAGGCCGCCTTCGCGAGCCGCGATGACGCGCTGAATTCTTCGAGGGTCATAAGACCCTCCCTTCTTATGATTTTACCCCAACTCCAGATAAGGAATCAGGGGCATAAGGATACATCCCTATATAATCTTATACCAGATTAAGGATAGGGGATTTCATATGCTAAAAAAGTATAGAGTATTGGGCCCTATACGTATGGAGATG